CCTAGCGTGATGATAGTTAACGAGACTAAGGACAAAGGAGAGTACAAGTATGTTAAGAAACCTTTTCTAGCTTCGGGTAAACCTAACGCACACATGGTCAGGTACTGGGGAGATGATGTACACCTTGTCGGGGGACAGCATTCGAGGATAGCCTTTAGACCAGTGTCAGTTGATAAGTCAGCAGAAGTCAAAGATTACTTGTTGTCTATCGGTTGGATACCAGCAGTGTGGAACAAGAGCAAGAAGACAGGAGAGCAGACAGGGCCAAAGCTAAACTCAGCTGACCCATTTGAAGGTGTAGAAGGTAGGATCGGTAAGTCGCTGGCTAAGTATGTGGTGTTTAAAGACCGCTTCTCAACCATCAAAGGTTGGATTGAGCGCACTAGAGATGACGGTAGGCTAGAGAGTCGTGTATCTGGTGTGGCTGCTACAGGGAGGGCTAAGCACAGCAACATAGCTAATGTCCCTAACTGTGAGACGTTCTTTGGTAAGTGGATGCGTAAATGCTTCACTGCTCCAGAGGGTAAGGTGCTCATCGGGTGTGACTCTTCCAATTGTCAAGTACGTATGCTGGCAGAGAGGGCTAAGGATGATGAGTTTAAACGTATACTACTGGAGGGAACAAAGGAGAACGGTGACGATGGTCACTCGTTGATCATGCACGCAGTAAACAGAGCACACACACAGTTAGGATTCGAGCACATCTCTCGTGGCAAGGCTAAGAATTACAGCTTTGCACACAAGTTTGGTGCGAGTGATAACAAGCTGGGTGCTATGTCTGGTAGCAACGAGGCAGCAGGCAATCTCATACGGACTGAGATAGATGCTGAGTTCTCTGCACAGGCTGCTGTAGTAGATACACTGACTGCTGAATGGAGGTCAAATGCTCAGGTAGAGGAGAAGTGGGGCAAGAAACGGTACAAGAACGGTTGGATACGAGGGCTGGATGGTCGGCCTATCTTCATCGAGTCTGAGCACGCCATACTGGTGTACATGCTACAGTCCGATGAGGCCATTGTTATGTCAGCAGCTTACGTCATCTTATACAAGAGACTACTATCTGCTGGCTACGAGTGGGGTAAACACTGGGCTTATGTTTGTTTCTACCACGATGAATACACTATAGAGTGCGATGAGGACATAGCACACATCATAGCGCCAATGGCTGAACAGGCTATAACGGACGCTGGTAGGTTCTACGGCATCACTTACTGCGAACAGCAGGGTGAGGCTGAGATAGGTAGTAACTGGTACGACATACACTAATAGGAATCACTCTCATTAGCACCTCTGTCGGGTAAAAGATGAGAGTCACACAAACTTAAATAAATTGAGAGATATTAATCATGGGTAGAAACGCAAACAAAGTAGCGACACAGTCAAGCGGTAACAAAGTCCCGCAGAAAGCATTGTCTGGTTCATTTCCTGCACGTATTGTACAGGTAGTCTTCTTGGGTGTTCAGGAACAGCGAGCCTTCCAAGGTGTAGCTAAGCCTACAATAGATCAGATCCGTATCACTTACGAACTGAGTCATGAGTTTATGATGGATGAGAACGGTGAGCCAGTAGCTGACAAGCCACGTTGGGAGTCAGAGCAGATAGCTTTCCACTCAGCGTCTGCAGACCTTGCAACCAGCACTAAGCGGTTCAAGACTTACCGGCCTGATGCTTCAATCAACGATTACAACTGGGATGATAGCTTACTCGGAACAGCAGTACAGGTGACATTAGCTTCCCGTGATGTAACTCAAGGGAAACATGCTGGCAAGACATTCACAGACATCAAGGGTGTGACACCTGCGGCTCAGATGCCCGGTTATGTACAGCCTGAGTTGGTGAATCCAGCTGTATTCTTTGACCCACAAGATGAGAATGTCAGTGTTGAGGCTTTCAATGGCTTGCCTGACTTCATGCAGGACATCATTAAGGGTTCACTGGACTACGCTGACTCAGAACTGTGTGCGGCATTGGCGGGTGGTGGTGCTCCAGTAGTTCCTAAAGCTCCTGCTCCTGCACCCGCCCCTGTAGCTGCTCCTGCTCAAGAAGCTGTAGCTGAAGACGACTGCCCCTTCTAGGGGTAGTACTTCCATTAATCATTGAGGATACAGTATGAAATTTACAGAAGAACAGCAAGCGTACTTAGAGCGTGTGATTGATATGGATGGCTTAGATATTACTGAAGTAAGGGCGCGTATCCAAGGGGATGTCTTAGGCCATATAAAAGGCGATGTCTGGGGCAGCCTGATAGGCAACGTCTATGGTAACGTAGGGGGTGCTGTCATAGGCACTGTCTTTGATTTTGTCGGAGGTGATGTCAAAGGTGATGTCGGAGGGGATGTCTTTGGTAATGTCAAAGGTGATGTCAGAGGTAATGTCTTAGGTGATGTCTTAGGGGATGTCGGGGGTAATGTCAAAAATAATGTCTTAGGTGATGTCAGAGGTAATGTCTTAGGTAATGTCAACGGTGGTGTCTGGGGTAATGTCTTAGGTGATGTCTTTGGTTATGTCAAAGGTGATGTCAAAGGTGATGTCGTTGGTGATGTCGAGGGTAGTGAATAGTAGGGGGTGATAATATGAATAGCACAGAGTATAACGAGTACTACGCAGCGCAACGTATCCGACCACTGGATAAGACAGCAGCACCAGCAGCTATCGAGATCTGGCGGCGTTACATGATTGACAAAGAGATGGACACCATCACATTCGTATCCAATCGGGGTAACATGCGGATGGCCTCCTTCACTGACTGGCTTGAGCAAGGGTTTGACACACTGATGGGGAAAGCCTTACCTTCAGCTGGCCCTGCTTTAATCGCTCACCTGTTCCCACTAGAAGAGGAGACACTATGAAGTATTTAATTCTTGCAGTACTACTAGCTACAAGCACTGGAGCACTGGCTGATCGTAAGGATGACCTGATGAATGCCCACACTACTGGTGTGTGTCTAGTCCTAGGCAGTCTGGTTACAGCAGCTGCGGCAGACTTGCCGTCATCACAGACCCAACCTTTCAAGGACTACCTTGGGGGCTTTACACAAGGCTCTAAGATGACTCTGGAAGAGTGGGGAACACTGTGTCGTAAGGCTGCTGTACAGTACTACAATCAACTGAAACAAGTGGAGGCCTAATGAGGACAGCACTGATAGACGCGGACATGGTACGTTACACACTTGGCTTCGCCTGTCAGCGGACTGAGGATGACGGCACCATTACTACTGCTGATGATTGCTCGTGGAAACATTCCATAGACATCTTCATCAGTAGTGTTATGAAGAACAGCAAGTCACAGGCTTGTAAACTCTATTTAACAGGGAAGGGGAACTTTCGTGAGACAGTCGCAAAGAAGAAACCCTACAAGGGGACTCGCAAGCCGGAGAAGCCAGTACTTTATGAGGCGATCAGCACCTATCTCGTTGACGAGTGGGCAGCTGAAGTCATCGAAGGGATGGAGGCTGACGACGCCCTTGCCATTAATCAGACGGACAGCACAATCATCTGCTCTAATGATAAAGACTTGCGTATGGTGGCTGGTTGGCATTACAGCTGGCCTGTTGGCGACCGTATTGGGGAGCGTCTTCCTTATTTTGTTGATACTCTGGGCAGCATCACGGCAACACTGAAAGAGGATGGCAAGATCAAGAAGGTTGAGGCTACCGGCTTAAGGATGTTCTACTACCAGTTGTTAATAGGTGATTCTGTTGACAACATACCGGGATGTCCCAAGGTGGGACCAGTCAAAGCCTATGAGGCGCTATATACTCTCGATACAGAGATGGAGATGTACAACCTATGCCTTAGTATGTATCAGGAGAAGTATCCTGAGAACGCCTTAGAGGAGCTGCTAGAGCAAGCCCACTTATTGTGGATGGTTGATACATTAGATGATAACGGTGATCCAGTGATGTGGACACCGCCAACGGGAGATGAGTGATGCTGTACCTATTAGATAAGTTATTTTACAACAAACTTATGGCTTACTTAGCCAACCCTTTACCCGAGGATATGGATGATGAGTGATGATGAGAAACCAGACAATGTAGTATCGCTAACCTTCGGGTCTGCCCCGCTACCTGACGAAGATCCGATGAACCTAACGTGTCCAGAATGTACCAATGTGTACTGGCTGATCAACACTGAGGGGATTATCAAGTGCTCCTACTGTGAGTGGGAACTGCCTGACATGGAGGGTGTGGGCATTGAGTAAGCCTTATAACGGAGGGACATGGACGGCTGGCAGATATGATAGCTTTGTCAAAGGTTTGATACGAGCTGGTCTCCAGAAATGGGGGCCAAAGATACAGTGTATCAAGAATGCTAGGACTAGGCGAGGGTTCTACAAGTGTGAAGGGTGTCTTGAGGAGGTTCCAGCCACTATAAAACGTGAGCTGAAGACCAAGAAAGGGGTGTTTAAACGTACCAAGAACATAATAGCGGATCATATTGAACCTATTATTGACCCAGCAGTAGGTAGAGGGGATTGGGATACGGTAATCAAGAGGGCATTTGTTGAGATAGACGGCTTCCAAGCCCTATGTTACGAGTGTCACGCAACTAAAACAGCAGAGGAGCGGGACATAGCCACTGCCCGTAAGAGAGCTAGCAAATGAGCGATGTAGTAGAACAACCAGCGGTACGTATGGGACACAGTAGCTTTGATGACATTGAAGATCCTAACCTGCAGGCGTACAACAGGCTGACATACGCTAACAACCTGATGGAAGATGAGGGCAAGGAAGAAGCTGCTCACTACATCAGCATGTTTAGCAAGGGAGACCAAGGGAAGATTGTAGATATGATCTTCATCCAACAACAAATGCAGAGAGCTTAGATGATTAACATTAACTTAAATGAGATTGACGGTAAGAAGACTCATCGAGTCGGTATCATTGGCGACAGTCACCTCCCCTATGAGAAGGAAGGTTACTTAGAGTTCTGCCAAGAGCAGTTTGAGCTGTGGGATTGTGACACCATAGTACATATAGGTGACTTGATTGATCACCATGCGCTATCGTTTCATGACTCTGAGCCTACACTGCAAGGTGGTCATGGTGAGATGTTGGATGCACGAGAGAGACTACAGCCTTGGGTTGAAGCGTTCCCAGAGTTGATCATGTGCTTTGGTAACCATGACAAGATCCCAGCACGACAGCTTACCAAGATCGGTATGGCTGCTGAAGTCTGGATGAAGCCGCTGGCTGAGATCTATGAGCTACCTGACAGCTGGACTCTGGTAAACAATGTCGTGATAGATGACATCCTTTACCACCACGGAGAGACTGCTGGTGGTGTTAACGGTTTCCGTAAGGACAGCATGGAGCGTATGAGATCTACAGTGACAGGTCATAACCATTCTAACTTTGGTATTAGTTATACTGCTACCAATGACGAGTTAGTATTCGGTATGGCTGTTGGGTGTGGTGTTGACAATGACGCTATGGCATTTGCATATGGTCGCGGGTTTGCTAAGAAGCCTATCGTCGGTTGTGGTGTAGTAATCGAAGGCCAACCTTATGTTGAGCCAATGGATTTAGGAATTAAACTTAGGAGAATATAGTATGAGTAAGTGGAAGCAAGGCACCCCAGTGTTCTGGGATGTCGCTTTTGTAGGCGGGATAGTAATTTTCATGTCAGTTGTCGGGTATAAATTGTACGAGTTATGGGAAGCCACACACCACGTAGGAGTTAGGTTGATATGAATTGGAACAGAGACTTCGAGTCGATAGCAGAGGCAGTACGTGGTTGGGCTAATGGTAAGGGGATTGCACGTAGGGAGAGTGCACGTAACCAGATGGGTAAGATGATTGAAGAAGTGATGGAGTTGGACAAGGAAGTGGGTCTTAACGACATAGCAGGTATCAAGGATGAGTTGGGTGATGTGCTAGTGACTTGTATAGTACAGGCAGAGTGCCACGGACTTGACCCTGTAGACTGTCTGCAAGCGGCATACGAGAAGATCAGTAAACGCAAAGGGGAGACAGTGAACGGAGTCTTTATTAAAGAGATGGAGGTAGCACATGACGCGGGATGAGTATGACGATGAGATTATAAAATCAGAGACCTCTTTTGTCCTCGATGAGGATCACGAAGAATTCATGCAAACAAACGTGGTCCCTGCCTTAGTGAAGACAGCAGCCTATAGATTAGCAGAGGAAGAAGGTATGAAGAAGCCGGTACACCCAATGGATACACAGGTAGGTGGGGATCATTACAAGACGAAAGGTCTTCAACCCCTTGAGGCTGTCTACATGAACTACGGACTAGCTGGACTGGAGGCTGCTGTCTTCACTAAGGTGAACAA